TCAAATGCCGGGATCGTGCCTTGGTCCGCCTGATAAATGGCCGGGCTGTGATCGACCGCCGTGATCTTGGCCGTCAGATTTTCGCCGGGTTCTATGCTCTTGACGACCAGTTCGACGCTTTCACTCCCGACCTCGCCGAACATCGCTAGGTCGCCGGCTTCCGGCGCGTCGGCTAGATCAAACGGCGTGGAGAACGTCAGGTCCTGCGTGTCACCGGCAACGGTGTCCACGTCCTTGACCAGCGTGGAGCCATCGGCAAGGCGGAAGCGGAGATTGTAACTCTTGCCCGCTTCCATCGTAACCGTTTCGTCCAGCCGAACGCCGGTCGCCTGTGCCGGGCTGCCGCCATCGTCGGTAACGGACACCACGCGCCCGCTGTTCAATCCCCAGAGCGGCACATCATGGGTGACCCGGATCAGATCCCCGCGTGTGCAGACGATGTGCTCCACATCCGCGCTGAATGTGTAGACCTCAGGCCGCAGGCGCGCGACGGCGATGTGATAGCGCCCGAGCTTGTAAATTTGGCCGGGGTCGGTGACGCCGGCCAGCTCTAGGCTCTCAAACTTCGTCGCGTTTTGCTCACTGTAGCCATCGTCGTAGACGATCCGCTCGTCCTGTTCGTAGCCTTCGTTCTCGTTGGGAAAGCGGATGCGCCAGGCATGCGGTTGATCTGGGAACGCCTTTTGCCCTTCAAAGCCCCACGAATTGCGCGGCGTGAAGTGCTGAATGAGGTCATCTTCAGAGTCACGCTCCTGGTCGATCACCACCGACCACTTGCCATCGCGGATCGTGGGCGCCGCCCGGCCGGCCTGCGCGATGTCGGCTAGCTTGCGCTGGACCGACGTTTGCGTGTCGCCGGGGAAGTTATAGGCAAACCCCTCGGCTTCGCAGAAGTCGTGCCAGTCTTGCAGGTCGGCGTCGGAAAGCCGGCTGGTCGCGAGGGCACGCGCGTTGGCGTTGCCGGTCAGCACGTCGCGGAAAGCGCTAGCCGGGTTGACCGTGGGTCGCTCAACCCAGCTAGACCCATTCCAATCCGGCAGGATGGCGGTAACGTCCGCGTTCAGCTGGTCGATGACGCCGTTCAGCTGGTCAGTCGCGCGGATGCGCAAGCCCGTGACCGCGATGGGCTGCTCAAACGTGATCGGCGGTTCGTTGGTGATCGTGCGGAGTGCCGTCCAGGCTACGTCGTCGAAAACTTGATTGTCGTTGCTGTCTGCCGTCTCGCGGCGCACGCGTACATCGTACTGACCGCGCGGCACGTCAAAGCGGACAGAACGGCGTAAGGCGTTCGTTTGCCGGCCTGTGATGCGAAAGGTGGCCGGGTCCACGGTGCCGCTGCCGACCGAAACAGTCGTGTTCGTGCTGCCGCTGCCAAGGTTTAAGGCAGGCGCGAAACCGCTTGCGTCTGCGCCGAAGTTGCGGCGATCCGTCAAGGTGCCGGTGGCGCCGCTGTCGTCTACGCTTAGGTTAAATGTGGCAACCAAGAGACCGTTACGAGGCACCCAAGTAGCGGGGTTGCCCTCGTTTGACCCATTGCGAAATTCGCTTTTCGCAAAACCGCTGTACCTATCAATGTAAACGACACCATTAAGAGACCGTGGTTCACGATCTAAAACAGGGTTTGTATTTAACAAACCAGCAGACGGCTGTTGGACCGGCTTTGAATAATACTCCCCGGATGGAACAGCAATAATTGTCTGTGTGCCGACACTTTCGGTGACGCCAACGCCCTTCCAGTCGTTGGTCCCGGTCGGCGCGTACTGGACCTCAACATCGACTGTTTGGCTCTGCTTGTTGCCCCGGTCGTTGAACGACGACAGACCGCGCGGAAACGTGATGTCCACCACGATCTCATCCGCGTCCGGCTCGGTCGTGCGCGTGGTGAAGCCTTCGGACTGCTTGAGCGCGATGGACAGTTGCTGCTCATCAACCGTGTTCGGGAAGAACGGCAGGTTGGTGAGCGTGGAGAAGCCGGGGTTGGTGGAAACTTGGACGTCGGCGAACTCCTCAATGGGCGTTTCACCGATGCGCAGGTTCTCAATCAGCAGCGGCCCGTAGCCCCAGCACACCGCCATCCGCAGATACTGGTCGTCGCCGTTCACTTCCGTTACGTAGTCGGCGGCCAGCGGCGGGTACATGCGGTGCCGGCCATAAGGACGCGGGACGGCGCCGAAGCGGTTCGCGCGGTTGCGGCCGCCCCGGATTGACAGCGAGGGGCTGTCCTGCTGATTGCCGGCGCCGGACAGGTCGCCCAGTTGCGGCTGCGACGGCGGGATCAGCGCGTTGATGGCGAGCGAGCCGACAACGGATACGACACCGGCAGCGATGGCTGCACTGGTGCTACCGGCAGCAAAGGTTAATCCGGCTGTACCGCCAAGGACAGGTCCCAGCGCACCCGCGCTAATTGCCACTGACGCCGCGATCACTGCGATACTCAGCACCGTCCGCAGCGGGTTTTTGTCCCCGCCCCCGCCGCCGTGCGGCACCACGCGGATGGTGACGGTTGCGCCGGGCTTGGGGCGAACAAGGTGCCAGTTCTCGCGCGGCACCTCCCAATCACCGACCATGATCCGCGCGTGACGGCGCAGCACCGGGTCCGGCTGGGCGCGCTCCAGCATTTCCGCCAGCGTCAGGCCAGCGAGCATCTGCTGATCGGTGCGCTCCACCTTAAACGGATGATGCGCTGCGACAACGCGCACATCTTCACCGCCCGGCGGGATCACCTCGCCGTTCAGTGCTGTCGTGTCTTGGAGGGTCATGCTATCCTTGGAACCGATAAACGCCGATCAAGCGGCGTTTCCATTGCGGGCCGTCGTAGCGTTCCTGCACCGTCTCGCAGCCGGCCTCGACGTGCAGCATCCAGCCTTTGGCCGTGACCAGCCCCACATGCACCGGGCGCCCGCGCACACGCAGCAGGGCAACGTCGCCGGCCCGCTCTTGCCCCGTCACGTCCACCCACGGCGACATTTCGCCGTGGATCAGGCGGCGCAGTTCGTCGTAGTCCAGCGGAGTAGCGTAGTCGCCGGCATAGGACGGGACGTGGACGCCGAAGAGGTCGCGCAGGCCGATCCAAACCAATCCGTAGCAATCCAGCCCGTGTGCCGGGTCGCGCCCGCCCTCAGCGAACGGGATGCCGATGAAGTCGAAAACTTTCATCGGCCCTTACGCACGTCCTCAATCGCCATGTTAGCTGCAAGCGTCCGGCCGTTGTCACAGATGGCACCGACAATGCCCGTAAGGCCCCAACGATATGCGAGATACGGAACGCGCTGGGCGATCCAGTCGATGACAACGATGCGAGCAATCTTCAGCTTCTTACGCATAGTCCACCTCCTTAGAACAAATCAGAAAAGTCCGCCAAACGAGGCGGGCGTGAAGGTTCCGGCAGGGAACGGCTCTTGGGCGAAGCTTTCGATATTGAGTTGCCCCTCCACCGTCAGCACGTTGTACCGCACGTCGCGCAGCTGGAAGTCCGGGAACTCCGCCTCGACTGTTTCGCTGTCCGACCCCAGCACGATCTTGATGTTGACGTTGACCGGACCCGTTACCGTCCGCACCGCCTGGACGATCTCGCGCGATACGTTGTCGATGGTCAGCCGCGCGGTCGGCGTGTTCTCGTCCGTATCGTCGGGCAGGGCGATGTCAAACGGAAACGCGACGTAAGTGTTGCCGCCGTGGCTGGTGTCCACGCTGTTGCTGGTCACGCGGATCGGGTTGGCAAGCTCGCTGTTGTCCAGTTCCAGCAGCAGGATAAACGCCTCGCCGGTTTCCTGCCCGTAGACGGCTTCGCGGAATGTGAGGGACGTGTTGCGTGACATCAGCTTGGCAGGATCTCTAGCTGCATCTGGACGCGGTACACGTCGTCGCCGATCGTCGAGTAGCTGACGAGCGTGCTTTCATCGATCGGCACGAAGCGGAATTTAACGCTGGCGCCGGTGCGCGGGTGCTGCCAGTCGAACTGCAAGGCGCCGCCGTCCAGGTCGTTATCGATGAATGCCTCCAGCGTGCTGACCTGGCTGCCGGACAGCTCCATCTGCTCCGCGAATGTTCGCGTGCCGGCCGTGTGGCGCCGGCGCACCTTGTCTGGCCCCTTGTCCATCTGCGTGCGCACCAGTGTGGACGGCTTACGCTCTTCGTAGCCGTCAACAAGCGGCTTTTGCGGAAGGCTTGCGGGCCACGTCGGCATCAGGCGCCCCTCGTCGCTGGTGTAATGCCGTAACGCGTCCGCATCTCTTTATCAAGCGTCCCGTTCGCCACGGCGCGCTTGGCCTGCCTGTCGAAAATAAGGTCAATGCGTTCTTGGCCGTTGCCGTTTCGGGTGCGGCGCACTTCGGGCTCACCTTCGCTGCTGTAAACGTTGACCTCGGTGCCGCCGCCTTTGAAGCCGCCATTGGGAACGACCATCCCATCCATCGCCGGCACGAACGTCTCGGGGCCTTGCTCGCCGACGCGGTAGGTCTGGCCAGCGCCGACCGGGCCGCCGGACGCCCGGCCCATCGGGACAGACCCCGCGACGCCGGAAAACGACGCGCTGCTCGTCGCGCTGGACGTGAGCCCGCCGACTAGATCGCCGACCAAGCCGCCGAGACCGCTAAACGTCTGGTTGTTGCCACCAAACAGCGCATTTTTGAGCGGGTTCATCACGCCCAGCCGGAGCATCGTCTGCATGATGTCCGACAGCACGGCGTTGGTGACGTTGCGGAACGACACGGCCGCGTCCTGGCCGCGGGTGAACATGCGCGTCACCTCGTCGCCCACGCGGTCGAACGTGTTGGACAGCTCGCCCGACAAATAGTTGCCGAGCTTCTCCGACTGCCGCACCACCCTGCCGCCGGCTTCCTCGGCCTTCATGTACGCCCGCGCCTGCTCGGTCAGCTGGCGGTTCGCCTCCTTGTTGAGCTGGATCGTCTCCTTGATCGCGTCGTTCATTGTGAAGCGATCGTTGAAGTCGACGCCGGCGAAAGAGAGGGGGCCGGTGGTGCCGCCTCCGCCGGTGCCGCCCGAGGCGCCAGAGCTGCCGCCCCCGCCGCCATCAAAGGTCGGCATGGACCGACCGCCCGTCAGGGCCGCTGTGCCTTCCCAGATGTCGCGGAACTGACGCAGCTCCTGCTGTTTCTGCGCCGCCCGGTCGAAGAACGTGATGAGCCGCTCGGCTTCGCGGCTGGCCTCCTTGGCCGTTTCAAGTGTGCCGTCCGCGCGCTCAAGGATGCTCTGCGCGATGCCGGCTGCCGCGTCCTCGCCGCGGGCGATCTCGCGTAGCTGGGCGTTGAGCTGCTTGAGGTTGCCGCTGTCCAGGTTATCGCGGAAAACCTTGGCCAGTTCGCCGGCGGCTTGGCGCTGCTGGCCAAGCTGGGCGATGTCCAGATTGGTGCTCGTGATGACGCCGCCGCGCGCGCGGTCGGCGAAACCGAAGAAGTCGTTGAGCTGAGACAGGATGGTCGGCAGGCGATTCGCCAGCCCGCGCAGCATCGTGTTGATTTCGTCTGCGGCCTGAACGACCGCAACGGTGAACTGCTTGGAGATGACCTGGCCGAGCGCCTGGAAGTCGTCGCGCAGCTCGTCCGCGCGCGCGATCAAGTTGTCGCTCATCACGATGCCCAGCTCGCGCGCCCGATCGCGCAGGGTCGTCAGGTCGCCCGTGATTTGTCGCAGCTGCTGTCCGGCCTCGTCGCCGAAGATCTCTTCAAAAGCACGGGCGCGAGCGGCAGTGCTGTCTAGGTCGCGGATGCGGTTGATGACCTCCTGCAAACCGCGGTCCGACTGGCTTAGCAGTTGGTTGGCGTCCTGTGCGCTGATTCCCAGCCGCTCAAAGGAGTCCGCACCCGGCCCCTTGCCGGTGGCGACGAACTCGTCAAGGCGTACCTGCAGCTCCTTGATGCCGTCGACCAGCGTTTCCTGCCGGACGCCGTACTGCTGCGCGGCGAAAGTCAGTTCCTGCAGGGCCTGCGCGCCGACGCCGGCGCGGCTGGCCATTTCCTGGATGTTGGCTGCGGTCTGCAGGCTGTTCTTGACTACCAGCCCGAGCCCGCCCGCGCCGGCAAGCGAGATTGCCGCGTTGCGCAGGCTGAACATGGACTTGACCGACCGGCCAACGTCGCGGCGAAAGTTGCGCCAGCCGCGCTGCACTTTCGCCAGCGTCTGATTGGTCGTGCGCTCGAAACCGCCAAGCTGCTGCTGGGCGCGGCCGAGGTCGCGCTGGAAGCTGCCGGTTTCGGCAACAAGGTTCGCCTGCAGATTGCCTATGCGGGCCATCGTCGGTCCTTTGTGGAAACGGCTGCCGGTTTTCCCGTAGCCTCAGTCGCCTATGGCTGGCATAGAAAGAGGCATGAGAAGCGCGCTCACCATCATCGCCGTCGCCGCCGTCCTGGCCGGCTTCGGGCTCACACGCTACGGGTCACTCGACCCGTGCGTGATGCTGCGCCATGACGTCGACGCCTACGCTAGCGATCGGTTCGGCAACGCCGCGGCCGGTGTCGGCGTCGACATCATCTGGCAGCAGCAGGGGTTGGACCGGCTGGACAGTTACGCGTGCGCCCGCGCGCTCAAGCGCTTGCATCTTGGTCAGCGCCCGCTTTTCCCCGCCGACGCGGAGCGGTAGACCCCACAGCCTTGGCGATGCCCTTGATGGCCGTCGCGACCGCCGACGGTGCCTTGCGTGGTTTTGCCTGCCGGTCGAAGTCCGGCATGAAGTCCGCCGGCTTGGCGTCCTTGTTGCCGGCGAAGCGGGCGACCAGCGTGGCGAGGATGCCGTTGCGCAGGTCCGCCCGCTCGTCA